CTTTTAGTATTTTAAAATCTTTGATGCCAATAGCAAATCTCATACTCTTTAAATGTGATTTTTTTCTTGCTTTGGGATTAATTGTTATGCCAACATATTCTAGACCATCATTTCTTGTTATTTTATATACATACGTTTTATTCATGAATATGACTCCTATTAATGTCACTGTTATTTATATAAATGTGAATTTCTAAGAATACAATTCTTCGTACAGGTCGCCAATTTTGATGTTTTTAATTATACCAGTTTCTTTGTCTCTTACTGTTATCAATGTGTCGCCAGTGACACATTCAAATTCTTGCGCAAACTTCTGGTAGTCGTAGTTCATTGCCTTGAGTGTTTCTTCTCTCCAAGCATCATCACGACCAGGAACTCTTTGCCAAGGCACTTCGATATAGATGTAGCCGTTTGTCTCTTCCATAGCACCAGCACAAGTCTTGTAGAAGTGATTCAGACCGTTTGGTGTAGATGTGAAAAGCATCTTCGTTGTGTTACCAGAAATGATTGTAGGCAAAACAGACGCGAAGAAGTCATCCCAGTGTTCCACGAATGCAGTTTCGTCAATATACAGAAACGATACCGACTTACCCCGGATAGAAGATGATGATGTTGATGCCGCAATAATCTTGCTACCGTTTTCAAATTCGGCTGAACCCTTGTTGAACTCAATAACACCTTGCTGTAACCAATCTGGAAGTGATTCGTATGCAATCTTAATGCGGTCCAAGATTTCTCTTGCAGCGTCACCCTTGTTCGCAAGAAGCGCGACTGTCTTGTGATCATTGAATAGGATGTAGTGAAGAATGACAGCAACCGCAGTCGTTGTCTTGCCCGCTTGTCTTGAAGTGTTGACAGTCACACGGCGATTCGAAGCGATGGCTTCCATGATTTCTTTTTGGTAATCATACAGAATGATAGGGATCAAACCGCGGTCAACGTGGACAATCTGAATATATTTCTCGGCAAAATAGATTGGGTCTCTTGCGCATTTCAAATACTCTTGAACTCTTTCTTGACTCCATTCAAGTTGTATGCCTTTAGATTTTAAATTTCTATTGCCACGATAACCATTATTCATTTCTCATATCTCTCAAAATTTGTTGCAGATCATGTGTTGATCCAACAAACAGATTATTTGTAACTTTGCCTGGAGTATTCTGCTTTTGCTCAGGTTCTGGATTATTCTTTCTTGACAATTCTACAAGGTCTTTGTTTGCGTCAATCAAAGTTTTCATTGTCGTTGCAAGCACCTCGTATGCGCGAGGATGTTGCGACTGTAGGGCAACGTCCATGAGATTCTCTAGGGCGTCTGCGCCTTTTTCGATAATGTCAATGAAGTTCTGTCTTGCGTATTTGTAATCGCGCTCACTCTCGGACGTGGTATCTTCCGCTTTCACAACAACTTTACTAGGCGTCTCTTCACCGACAATTTCTGCATATTCAATAACTGGCTTAGTGCCTAGATGTTTTCCAATTTCGTCCATTATATCACGCTATGTCCTCTATCGTCACAATGTAATCCCAATCATCATCAAAGTTTATTTGGTTATAGCTTACTGTGTTGTTTATGTCTGTTGATGGTAGACCTGTAGATGTGAGTCCTGGTCTTGTCGCCACTCTTTCAAGTGCGGTATTCGCAGTCAACTCATTATACAGATTGGCTTTTACAAACTTGATAACCTTTTTCGTTGTCACTGGACCGAAGTAATAACCTTTCAGTGTAAACGAGAGTGTCCAAATTAACGCTCTTCTTTCATCAAACGAACCTTCATAAGTATCTTCTGTTGATATAGAAGTCAGAACAATAGGAACATCGAAATACATTTCAAGAGTGTCGACCAATTTTACAGTTGGTGTAAACTCTGGCTTGAAATAAGGAAGAATTTGTTCAAGTATCTTAGAGCCGTCTTCAGTAAACTTAGTCATGATATTCAATTGAAAATCGATGTTATAAGGTGTAGGAGTAAACTGCGTGTTATAAGAGTTGTCATCATTTGATCTAGGCATTTTGTGTCTTGCTAAATTCGTAAGCACTCTTTCGCCGTCATAAGTCATACCGATAATTTCAAAGCTAATACGAGGTAGAGTCATAGCGGGTGCAGTCAGATTTGGATCCTGCTCCAGCTTTGCAAGAAACTTCTGCATCGGTCCGTAATTCACTGGCACCTTCATTGTCTGAATGGTTGTGCCAGAGTTGTTTTTACGACTGATTGTTATGTCATTAAACAGGGTGCCAAAAATGGCAACATATCTGCGAGTCGTTTCGTTGTAAAATGGAGTAAACATTAATAGTTATCATCCCCGAATGGATTGCTTTCGCTGAAGTCAATGATACTGTCAGCGATTGTTTCAATTGTGAAGTTGTCTGCTCCAAGAAGTGAAAGCGATTCGACATTCGCAACAGCCGTATTCGCGTTAACGCCCGTTGTGCGGTATGCATTAAGAAGCGTGTCAATCTCAAGAATGCCAGTTGCGAATCTTTCGTTTGAAAATTCAAGTAGTTCACATCTTAAATCATACATCTGCAATGCGCCCATCTGATAAAAGACTGGCTTATTATCGACAAACATAACTTCGAACAATTTACGATTTAACGGAAAGTAAATCAGGTCGCCTTCGTTTGGTCGAACCATCTCATCATATAGTCCAACGTCTTGCAGAAACTTTCTTTGTGACATTGTGAATGTGACAGAATCGCGAATTTGTAAACCGAACTTAGATAGGAATTGACCATCGCCTTCAAAGCCATCGACACTCTTGACATACATTTCTACCATGTATGCCTTGTTGAAGATTGACAGATCATCTTCGTTAAGAAGGTCGTCTAACCCACCGAGAGTTCTGGGCAGATACCAAACATCTAGACCGTAAATACGAATCGTTTCGATGATCAAATCTTCTATTAAGTTTTGTTCGCCTGAGTTTGTAAAATTATTGAAATAGAAGTTCGTTGCCACATTATCATCCAATCATGTCAGTAATCGGTAAAGAATATGACGAAATCATTTCTTCTTCCAGTTTCGTAATTTCGGCAAGAGCATCGTTTAGAATGGCTTCACCATTGAACTGCACATTTCCGGGCAATGTCATGCCTGTAAACTTTGTAAGATTCGATCCCCACTGGTATTTGATTTTTGCTGTCGCATAGTTCTGTAACCAGCGGTCTTTCCAAACGTCTGCGTAAGTATTAGGATCAACAATCATGTAGCATTCTACAATGATGTAATGCCCAGTTTCAATTCTTTCCCAGTTCGTGTCAATGAAGAGTCTATTCATATGGCGATTGTAACGAATTGGCTGAGAACCAACTAACATTTTTTCCATGAACTGCAAGTTTTCCATTGACATCCAATAGTGCAATGTGTTATAATTAGCTAACTCGTAAATGTTATTCAATACAAACTGATATTGGACATTGAACATACCTGAAGATGTTGCGATGCTTGATGACAAGTCGAAGATGTTGATTGCGCCAATGATATTCTCTGGAATAGTGATGTAGCCATTTGACTTGTCTTGATCTGTCACTTGATGTTTATAGTATGTCTTCTCTGTACCATCAAAGTGGTAATCCCAATAATAGGCAAGCGCTTCATCAACACGGTCATCGACCTGATCTTGGTCTACGTTAATTTCAATGACAGGTTTACCTAGCTTGCGCAGGCACCACTCTTTAAAAGTATCTCTTGTTGTTGGTTGTGTCATAATGCTCTCCTATTGTCCATAAGTATTTATATTACAGAACACATCTCTACTTTAGAATATCAAACGGTTGTTCTGGCCAGACAATGTTGTTTGGAAAGCCTACTTGTTCGGGTAAATCTCTTAGTTGCTGTCTGTAACCAACTATGGCTGCTTTTAATTCATCTGACAACGGGAAATCTGGTAAAACATATTTGTCGGTAAGTTTCAAATATTTGTTTCGTCTTTTAATTGCTTCAGAAGCAACATCTGGTCCTTGGCGTTTTTCATAAACCCATTCACCATCAGTAAGAACCCAACCAATCTCACCGTCATGTCTTGAAGCTAAGATTTGATTATTGCCAGAATTAAATGGTATACCATCTTCTAACTCAATAATATTTACACACTGATTTGTTTGTTGATCTATGACGCATTTACGCATTAATAAACTCCAAAATAAATATTACACCAGCGCCGCCAGCTCCACCAACAGATCCTGAAGTGCTGTCAACAGTTGCAGAACCACCACCCCCTGCACCAGTATTTATACCGCCTGCCTGACCCGCGGATGTTGTTGAGGTTCTAGCAGCGCCTCTGCCACCACCACCCCAAAAACTATTTCCACCACTACCAGCTATGGCAAAACTAGCATCAAAATGGCCTGCACCTCCCTGGCCATCGCCGCCTGGGATATTAAAATCACCGCCTGTTGGAGTTCCTCCTACACCAGCTGCCGTGGCAATCCCTCCAGAAGGCTGACCGCCGCCGTTGCCTAGTGTTCCTCCAGGAGCAGATAGTTCTGCCCCTCCACCGCTAGGTGTAAATGTTGTAGTACCACCACTACCACCATCGCCACCAGAAGCTGATCCTGCTGTTCCTCCAGCCCCAATAGCAAATGTGGCATTTACCCCAATTTGTGCTGCTGTATAGTATTTGATTGCTGTTCCTCCAGCGCCTCCACCAGCACCAGCACTAGCCGCTGTAGTATCAATGCAGTCTGAACCACCACCGCCGCCGCCACCGCCAGTGGCAAATACTAAACAGTGTCTCATTCCAGTAGTTGGAGTGTATGTTCCTGTGCCAGTTGTTATAAAAGTTCTAACATTTATACCTGCAAATTTGCTAGCAAATTGTGTTTGAATGGCCGATGTGACACCATCAACAAAATTTAACTCTGCTGTTGTAGCTGTTACACCGTCCAGTTTATTCAACTCTGCTGCCGTAGCCGTGACTGCTGTTCCGCCTAGTGAGAGAATTCCAAACGACCCATCCCCAGCTTCCATAGCATTTGCTACTATCAGTGCATTCAGCGCATTCACATTTGCTGAATTTATGGTAAGTCCACCGTTATCATTAGCTCCAATAGTGATGTTTGTAACAGTCGCTCCGTTTCCACCAGTACCAATATTGATACTCTTAGCAAAACCTTCAGCTACTGCTCCAACAGAAAGGTTAGTAGTACTCGACGCAGTGCCATCATATCCAAAGTTGCCTGTTGTTGCAGCACCAGCAAAGTTAATAGTAGTTGCAGTGGTGTCAAACAATGCCATTGTTGCGCTACCAGCAACAATGCTAGTTGTAAATGTAGGCGAAGTGCCAAAAGCACTACTTACCGCAGCATTGGTTACAACTTCAGTTCTAACGTTTGCCAGTGTCTTTGGTCGTACAAATCCGTCACTACCAGTTTCTACAAAGTAGTGAGTTGCGGCAGTAGCAGTTTCTCCTTGCCCCGTTAAATTCAGCGCTGTTGGATATATATATCCACCATAATTTAATCTATTACTAGCAGTAGGTGTAGTCGCACTTGTATCGAAATACCCTGCTGCGGCGGCAGCTTGTGCGATAAGTGCTGTGCCAGAAACATCAGGTATAGTAACAGTTCTGTTTACTGTTGGAGCATTGGATAATTCTGAATAGAATGTACCAGTTGCGTTATACATTCTAAAGTTACCACCAGATGTAACTACTGCTGATAAATTGGGCGAAGTGCCGTTTTCTGCTGTCCAGAACTGTAGTTCACTACCACCAGATGTATTAACCGCAACACCACGTATTAATCCAACGTCTCCCGATCCTTGCGAACTAGCATCTCTACTACCAAATACTATTGCGCCGTATTCTTGTCCTATCGCCGTAGAAGTGTCATTTGATTCCAGACGTATTCTTGCACCGATAGAATCTGAAATTGTTGATGATACGTATATATCACTTCCTTGAATAGTAGCAACTGGAATTGTTGAACTTGTAAGTGCTGCTCCCATTTTAACAGTACCAGCAACGGTTTGCGCACCAGTTGTGGCGTTTGCATAAGATACAGTGGTGGTTGTACACGCTGTAACAGTGAATGTGCCGTTGTATCCAACTGGAGTTACCCCAGCGACTATAATCTGAGATCCGACTTGGAATGGGGCGGCTGCTTGCGCCGCAAACGTTAATGTCGCTGTGGTGCCTGTTCCACTAGCCGCGGTAGTCGCTAATGTTGTTGTTAACGATGGGACAGTAAGAACATCAGCAGCGGTATAACGATGTCCGCCCCAAGTTGACGTTATACCAGTCACAACGCCCAACGCAACTACCACCGTTGCTAACATATAAAGACCAGTGCCGCCAGTTAACAATTGATTCGTATGAGTGCCGTTCATGTATCCTGTACCACCGCCAACTAAAGTTCCAAGTGTTAAAATTGGACCAGTTGTGGCAAGAATGTCTGCACCAACGCTGAGATTTCCAGGCACTATTGCACTAGGAGTAAGTATCTTTGTGCTACCGCCGTTTGCGCTTCCTATATTGATATTCGTTGTTGATCCAGCAGCGCCGCCAGTACCGATGTTCAATGTTTTGGTTGTATCAGTAGTGGTAGCGCCAGTTGAAATATTTGTGGTGCTGGCAGCAGTGCCGTTGTAACCAAAGTCTCCAGTAGTCGAAGCGCCACCAAATGATGTTGCTGTTATAGTACCATTGACTTGTAGTGCTGTGCTAGGCGTAGTCGTCCCAATACCCACGTTACCAGAAGAGTCGATAGTCATACGTGTTGCATTGTTTGCAAAAAACTTCAAGTCATTACCTGCAGTTTGGAGAGATAAAATGCCCGCTGTAAAGTCATCTGTGGTGTCACCAAAAAGTAACCCTACTTGGCCAGTGCCATCGGATTTTATCTGGATATACTCATCGGCTGTCCCCTGTATTCTAATCTTGGATTTGGCATTAAATGCATCACCACTGTCAGTCCCGACAAGAATATTCCCTCCCGCTACATGCAACACTTCAGTGGGAGAACTTGTTCCAATGCCAACGTTGCCGTTAGCGGTGATACGCATACGTTCCGTCTGTGAGAGAGCTGCTGTCCCGACTGCACCCACCACAAATAGGAGGTCGCCAGATGACCCCAAACGAGTTGTTGTTGATGCTGTCCCAATCCCAAAGGTAGTGCCAGTAACACCCGTATCACCCGCTGTTCTTGTAAAGTATGCAGCAGAACTTCCAGTGTTAACCTCCAGCTTAGCCGAAGGGGACGTACTTCCAATCCCTACGTTGCCTGTGTTGGCAATTCGCATACTTTCGGTGCCAGACGTGTAAAATATCGTATTGATGGGTTCAAATCTAGCAACTAAGAAGTCCGTTGTATTTGTGGTGTGTCCAATAGTTCCATCATTTAATGTATCTCCGACAATCCATAGACCACCATTATTTGTGCCAAATAACTGGACAGAACCTGCACTAGTAGAACGGTCAATAAGTGTGATAGCTGGTTCAAAAGAGTTAATTGTTATACCATAATCATTATCACCATCAAAAACGTGGCCGCCGTTAATAGTAAGTTGATTATACGAGGTTGTTATATCACCAGTAGTAGTTTTTCCCGTGAATGCTTTAGCTCCAGCAATCGTTTGAGCATTAGCAGTCAAAACACCAGCAGTGGTTGAATTAGCCGCTAAAATAGTAGCGTCGGTACCAGTATCAGAATTAATTGATACTGTAGAACTATTTGATGTGAGCGAGAGGTCTGTCCCTTTGGCAACCTCAACAATGCTTTCGCTACCGCTGACATTCTTTTTGATGAATAGTTTTCCATCGTATGTATTAAGAGCAATCTCACCAAGAGCAAGGTCGCCTACGAGCGGAACTTTGCCCTGAACGGAACTTCTTTTTAACGTAATATTTGTTGACATATGCCAAAATCCATGTATAATTGCTATATAGCAGATAATAACAATGATAGAATCAGTTATATAACTTATCTATCGCTGTTGTATTTAGTATGTTCCACCATCAATGGCAGATATTGATACTGCGCCAGACGTTA